CTGACTGCTGGTGCTCTGGTTCGTAACACTGAGATGTCTTGGATTCCTACTGCTTATAAGTCTGACATTCTGGACTTCTTTGCTGTTGCTGGTGCTCCAGGTGTCTACAACAAGGCAACTGGTTCTGGTTTCGGTGCTCAATGGGTACAACCTACCAAGAAAGGTAAGGGTGGTTTTGTTGCTGGTGTAAACTATGTTGCCCAGAACGGTTCTGATTCTAGCAAAGGTGAATTTGATGAATCTGGTGCTCTGAACACTCTTGCTCAGATTGGTTATCGTGCTCCTCAGTATGGTATTGCATTTGGTTATCGTTATGGAACCGAAGGCACTCGTGTTCGTACCTTCAATGCTATTAACGGTGGTTCTGGTGCTCTTGCTTCTGGTCAATCTTCCAACAGCTATGCTATCAATGCTTACTGGCAACCTAAGAAGTCTGGTATTGTACCTTCAATCTCAGGTGCTTATGGTTGGAATGATGTTAGCCTGAATTCTCTTGGTAAGACAACTCCTACTGGTGCTACCAACTCCCAGACCTGGTTTGCTGGTCTTCAGTGGAGTGATGTGTTTGCTAAGGGAAATGCTGCTGGTTTTGCCATCGGTGCTCCTGGTAATGCTGCTTCACTTACTGATAGTCAGAAGGCTCTGATGTGGGAAGCTTTCTATCGTTACAAAGTCAGCGATAACATTAGCATCACTCCTGCTGTGTTTTATGTTTCCAACAATCAAGGACTCAAGAATGCTTCAGATAACTATGGTGGTGTGATTCAGACGACTTTTAGGTTTTGATAAGTACTCATAAGATGATTGGAACCACCCCTTTCTGGGGTGGTTTTTTTTAACTAGTATAAATAAGTAAAATATTTTGAAATTTATTTATAGGATTGGAATATGGAAAATATAAAAATTAGATGTCGTTCTTGTGGAAAAGAATTGGAAGGGCATCCAATAAAAACTATAACTTGTGGTTGTCCAAATATGGCAACTATTCGTGGTGGAGTCATTACAGCATTAGATTTATCTAATATAGTAATGCTGAATTTTTTTCACACCAAAGAAAAAAATAATGTATTGACAAATGAAGACATTGCTTGGCAAGAAGCACGTCGTCAAAGGAAAGTAGGACGATTGGATTTTGAAGTTCGTTGATATAAGTTTTGTAAAATACTTTACATTTTTTTAATGTCTGTTTGGTAATCAACACAAACTTGACAACCATAATGTGCTGATTATTATAACTAATAATATTCAACTTAAAACCCTATGGATCAGCACACCTATGATAATTGGGTGAAGATTAAGGAAACTTTTGAATCTTCTGGCAATACTGACAATATGTTCTACAAGAGGGCAGTTGAAATTGTAAAGACCAGAAGAGATCCTCTGGCAAAGTTTCTTGGTGATGAAAAATGATGTATGAGCAAGAAGAGTTTATTACACGCACAGAAGTTCAGGAGATGATCGATGCTTCTATACGAAGACACAACCGTAATGCTTCTATCATTAGTATGTGCGTCGGTTGGGTGGTTCTTGCTCTATTTGCTGAGGGACTTTTAAGGTTGATTGGTGTTATTCCACCATTACTTCCATTTCTTAAAATTACTCTAAACTAATCTTTTTATATGGAAAAGGAAAATATGAGTAGCACAATATTTTCAGCAATGATTATTTTTGGTATAATCGGACTATTCATTGTTTGGGCACTCAATCACGCATATCCACAATGATTTTTCATATCATAGAAGCACTTGCTGCAAGTCCAATATGGTTAGGACTTTGTGGAGCAGGTTTGACTATTGCTCCGATTATTGGTATAATGATAATTCATAGATCACCTAAAAAGTAATATTTTTTTCATGAAAATAGCATTAATCACTGGCATTACTGGGCAGGATGGTTCTTATCTTGCTGAATTACTTTTAGGAAAAGGATATGAAGTTCATGGCATTATTAGGAGGTCTTCTCTTATTAATACTCATAGAATTGATCATATTTACAACAGCATTAAACTACATTACGGAGACCTCACCGACTCTACTAACTTAGTAAGAGTTATTCAGCAGGTTCAACCTGATGAAATTTACAATCTTGGTGCTCAGAGTCATGTAAAGGTTTCTTTTGAGATGCCTGAGTATACAGGACAAACAGATGCATTGGGAACACTCCGTGTTCTTGAAGCAGTTCGTTTGCTTGGAATGGAAGGTAATGTTCGTATCTATCAAGCATCCACCTCAGAGATGTTTGGGATGGTTCAAGAGATTCCACAGAAAGAAACCACACCATTCTATCCTCGTTCTCCTTATGGATGTGCTAAGGTTTATGGGTATTGGATTACTAAAAATTATCGTGAAGCATATGGAATGTATGCTTGCACGGGGATTCTTTTTAATCATGAATCTCCTCGCAGGGGTGAGACATTTGTTACAAGAAAAATTGTAAAAGCATTATCTAAAATTTCTGTCGGACTTCAAGATTGTTTATATCTTGGTAATTTAAATGCTAAAAGAGATTGGGGACATGCAAAAGATTTTGTGGAAGCAATGTGGTTAATGCTTCAGCAAGATAACCCTGATGATTATGTAATTGCAACAGGGAAACAATATTCAGTTAAAGAATTTGTAAATGCTGCCGGTCCTTATTTTGGTCTTCATATTGAATGGAAAGGTGAAGGATTGGATGAAGTTGGAGTTGAAAAGTTTAGTGGAAAACCAATCATTCGTGTTGATTCTAAATATTTTAGACCGACTGAAGTAGAGACTTTATTGGGTGATGCTACAAAAGCAAAGGAAAAATTAGGTTGGGAACCTAAAATTTCTTTTGAGCAATTAGTTGAGGATATGTGTATTCATGGACAGTAATTTTCCAAACATTTATTGTGCAAGTTTAAAAGAAAGCAAAGACCGTCAAGAAAATATCAAAAGACAATTTTTAGAAAATAATATTCAATCATTTCAATTTCTTTTATCAGATAGATTTGAAAATACAAATGATATAATTGAAGGTTCTAAAGTATTTTATCTTGATGATGGAACAAAGGGAGCAATAACTTCACATCTTAGAATGATAAATTATTGGTATAATAATACTAATGAACCTTATGGTTTCTTTTGTGAAGATGATCTGAGTTTAGAAACTATTCAATATTGGAATTTTACTTGGGAAGAATTTATTGAAAATCTACCAAAAGATTGGGATTGTATTCAATTAATGTGTGCAAGTGAAAATTCTGATGATATTAGATTGAGAAGAAGAACTTGGGATGATTTTTCTGTTGGTGCTTATATTGTCACAAGAAGGTTTGCAAAAGTTTTAATTGATACTTTTATAAAAGAAGATAAATTTCTTTTGGAGTTTCCGAATAATAATGGTTGGGTTCCTTTGGCAGAACATTTGATTTATTATTCACCAAAAAGTGTTGTAGATAGTCAAAATTTAGAATATAATGTTTATGTTCTTCCTTTATTCGTAGAAGAAATAAAATTTACTACTACGTTTTTTGATAGAAAATCAAAATATTGGGGAGAAGATACTGGACTATATAAAGAAACACATAAAGGTCATCATATTGAATCTTATCATAAAGTTTTAAATTGGTGGAAAGATGTGGGAAAAAACTTATCTTTGAATGAAATATTAAATAAATGAAATTTTTAACATTCTTGAATAGTGGATGCATAGACATTTGCAAAAATATGTTAATTTCTGCAGAAAGAGTAGGAATTGATGTAAATGATTTTTATATTGCTTGCTTAGACAATAATGCATATGAAAATCTAAATGAATATAAAAATGCTTTTCTTTATGCTGATCAACCAGTAGTTGAATATCAAAATTGGACTTTTGATGAAAATAGTGGTTTTAGAAATATTGTAAAAAATAAATGGAGCATCATTCAAAAAATTTATCAAGAACACAAAAACTTATGTTGGGTTGATACTGATATTGTATTTGTTGAAAATCCGACTGAATATATCTCAGGACACGAAGAAGTTCTTTTTCAGGGAGATTCTCCTGGATCTACTTTGTGTTCTGGATTTATGGTTTTCAATGAAAGTAAAGAATGTGAACAGATGATAAACGATTGTGCTTCTTCTGAGGGGCAGGACGATCAACTAATTATTAATGATGTAGCAATTAACAAATATCCAGAAAATATTGCTATCCTAAATCGTGACTTGTTTCCAAATGGGTATGCATATTATACTGAAGGAAAAAAGAAAAATGCTTTTATTGTTCATAATAATTGGATGGTTGGTGTAGGCACTAAAATTGAAAAGTTTAAGGAGGAAAAATTATGGTTCTTATGAATAATGATGCATTAAGACCAGCATCAATATCACCCACATATCCCCCTTATCATACTGGAGAATATCTTGAGGAATATTTCTTTAAAAGATGGAATGAGGAAAATATTCAATCGGATAGAGAATATATTGATGTCTTCTGGACGAATAATTTTTGCAATTCAATGTTTGCAGGGCAGCAATATCATAATATTCAAGAAGAATTGGATTCTGTTTTGAATAAAGATGGAAAATATTTTACAGTATCTCAATTTGATGATGGACCTTTTGAAAAATTTCCAGAGGATACTTTAATTTTTTCTGCTGGTGGTAATCGTGAAGGTGATAATATTATTCCTATTCCTTTGATTTGTGGTTCTATTCCAAAAGAATTAATTCCAAATAAAGAAAAAACTATTCTTGCTTCTTTTGTTGGTTCTAGAAATACTCATCCTATTCGTATGGATATGTGTAATCATTTATCTGGAAAGGAAGGGTATGAGATTTCTGCTGGAAACTGGTCTACGACAGTCCCTATGGACAACTTTAAGAAGTTTCTGGACATAACCTGCTCCAGCAAATTTGGACTTGCTCCAAGAGGTTATGGGAAGAGTAGTTTTAGAATGTATGAAATTCTTCAACTGGGAACTGTTCCAGTTTATATTTCAGATGTTCATTATCTTCCTTGGATAGATGAACTAGATTGGAATGATTTTTGTGTTCCAGTAAATGAAGATGAGATTGAAGATATTGATGCTATACTAAAATCCATTTCTGATGTAGAATATAATGACTTATTGGAAAATGGTAAAAAAGTTTATGATGAATATTTTTCACTTGA